TCCTGCTCGATGCCAACCGTCTTCGCACCGGCGGCCAGGCGTTGGAAGTCCACCACCGACGTGTTGGACAAGGCCGCGAGGTTCTTGACCTCCTGAGCATACTCAGTGGTCTTGACCGTGATCGCGACCAGCCCGGCTACCGAGGCAGCCGCGGCGATGCCAATGCCTGTAAACGCGCTGCTGACCGCTTTTTGCAGAACGCTGGCACCGGCCTCAGTCCGATCGAACGCCTTGTCGACCTGACCCAGGCTCGAATCGATCTTGTTGGCGGCCTGCGCGACCGACGCTTCGCCCCGAGCGATCTCCTGGCGTAGCTGCGCGGTGGTGGCCTCTATGCGGACCAACATCCCCTGCACGTCAGCATCAGACATTTCCCATCCTCCAGACGTAAAAAAACCCGCCTGAGCGGGTGCATGTCACAACTGTTACGCGCTTCCTCTGCGGCTCATTGCAGCCACGCGGAAGCCCACCTTTACCTCGCGGGCAACGTGGGCAGCTTGAGGCTGATCCGCGGGTTTGCCGAAGGGATTGGTGTCGATCAGGAACTGACGTTTGGACTCCCACGCCATCAGAATCTCAATCACCGGCGCATTCCACGCTTCCGAGGGCGGCCAGCCCAGCCAGCCCGTGGCGATCTTGAACAATTCGTCCACGTAGCTGCCGTTGCCCTCACGGACTACTCGTTTCCCGATTCGGCATCCTGCTCAAGCTCTTCCTTGGACTTACCGCCCGGATTGAGCAGAGCACGCAGGAACGGAAGTACCTGTGACCCGACCTCGTCGACGCCACCCTCGAAGACGGCCTCCTCCACCGCTTCCACTTCCTTGCGTTTGCCGGTGTCGACGCCTGAACCGGCAGCGATCACGAAGGCGATGCCACTCAGGTTGGCCGCACCGACGACTTGCATCGCGGGCAACAGACCACCGAAGCGGCCTTCAATCGAGCGGACTGCGCGAAGGGAGGGCTTCAGGCTGTAAGTGTTCGAACCAGCTTTGATTTCGATGGTGCCGTGGGATGTCTTGGACATGATTTCTCTCAATCAACGAAAAATTGAAACGCCCCGGTAAAGAGGCGTTAAGTCGGAGGGGGATCAGGCGGCAGCGGCTTCGTAGATCTCGGAGTTGATACCCAGAGAGACGGTGCGCTTGAGGACGCCCTCAACGCTGATACCGGTCTTCTTGTTGCTCATGACCTTGGCAGCGAAGTAGTCCGTCTGGCCGTCGACGTACACGACCTTGATGGGGTAATCGAAGCGTGAGCGGTCAAGGAACGCTTCAACGACTTTCAGTTGACCAGCGTCACCTGCATCGAAACCGATGCTCAGTTCGCAGGAACCGGCGTCGGCCAGGCCTTTGAGATGCTTGGCGCGCCCCGAGGCGAGCGCGGAGAAGCTCACGTCGTTAATGGTGTCACCATAATCGCCGATGCTTTCCACTTCACCGATCTCGACGTAGGTCAGGCCGGACAGTTGAGTCAGTGCAGCCGCATGATCTTTGGGCAGGTCAGCGTTCAGCCGAGGACCGATATAGATCCGCGTGCTGGCACCCGTGTTGATAGACATAGATGGTCCTCCTGAGGACAGGTGAAAAGCCGCAGCGCGGCATGATTGGAATCAGTGTTCGGTGAGAATGCGCAGCGTCACGCTGCCTTGGTAGGTTTCGCCGTCCGGCTCGCGCTGGGCCTGCTTGCGAATCACGCGAATCGAAATGACACGGCCCGTTTCCAGCGGCAAAGTCCGCTCATGCAATGCCAGATCGATTTCGGCCATAAGCCGCTTCACCTCTTCCTGCCCCTTGAAGTCGCTCCAGACCGACAGGTAGAACAACCGCAGATCGCGGCGCTTGCTCAGGATGTCGGCACTGGTCGATATCTCGGAATCGATAGAGGCGTAAGGACGCGCCTGATTCATGGGCGCGCCGTCAAAGACCGGGCACGACAATTCGGCCTCCAGCCGGGCAAACAGCGCCACCTGCAGCGCGAACGAAGGGTCAGCCATCGCCTACTCCCTCACTGGCGCGCCGAAGCGTGCCGCTGACGGCAGCACGAATGTCAGCCAGGATGATTTCCCGGTTGACGTCATAGGCGGGTCTGACAAACGGATGCGCGGGCCGAGCCGGGATATCCGGATGCTTGCCAAAGAAATGCGCACCGTCTGATTTGTTGGTTACGCGTTGGTTGCGCCCATCAGAACGCTTGCCCTCGGTGTAAGCCTTGGTGCCGTATTCGATGAAGCGCAGGTAGTAGTAACGCCTGTTTGCTTTCTTGCCACGCAAGCCGATTTCGGCATCCAGTCCACTCTTGGACACAAACGCTGTGAGCGCCGCTGCGCCCTCTCCCGTATCCTTCGGAATCAGCTCGCGCATGGTAGACAGCACCGTGTTAGCTGCCTTCTCCATGGCCGGTTTCAGCTCGTTGTCGATGTTCTGGTGAATGTTGCGCAACGTCCGGCGCAGCTTGAAGTCCCCGGACAATCGTGATCGCCGGGCCATCGCTATTCGCCTTCCGCAGGCTTGCGCTTGGGCGCCGGTTTTACCTCCACCGGCTCTGCAATCTTGCGGTCGATCAGGGCTTGGCCCTCATCGTCAGGAACGTCGAATTCGGCGCCTTGCTCGACCGTCAGGCCTTTGCCGGAGAGGTTGCCGAGTGCACGTAATTTCATGGTTGGAGATCCTCGTTATGGGTTTACAACGTTGGAACAGAGCAGCCGGAGCATCACCCGGCCAGCGTCAGGCAAAGCGGCTTCGATCAGGTAGGTTTCACCAGCGCACGAAATGCGCATGCCAGCCGAGATCGACTTCCGATGACGAACCCGGATTTCTGCAGTAACCAGCGCCGTGAGCTGGTCGGCCACGGCGGCGATTCGCCCGGTGGGTATCGTGATTTCGGCCCAGACCTTACTGACCTCCGTCCATACTTCGTCGCGGCCCCCACCGGGACGCGGTTGCTGCACGGACTTCAGAAGGGTGCAGCGACGATCGAGTGGACCTGCACGCATGTCAGAACCTCGGAGGGACGGTGATCGGAGCCAGGAGCGTGTCGAGCATCGTCGAAGGCAGCTCCGCGAGCGTGACCCCGATGACCAGCGTTTCCCGGTTTTCATGGCAGGTCGCGGCCTGCATCAGCAACCAAGTGCGAACTGATGGGTGGGCATCGAGATCGGTACCAGCCTGATAGCGGATCACCAGATCACCAGGCGGACGGCCATCGGGGAAGTACAGAAAGCTTTCATTGTCCCGGTGACGCAGTACATGCGTGACATCGAGATCTTGAAGGCTGCCGTCTCCCATGATCTGGCCGATCGAGACGATTGATTTCACCTGCCCTACATCAAGCGAGTGGCCAGAAGCAAAATGCGCGGGCCATTCTTCTTCGTACTCGGCCAGTTGTATCCCGGCGCCGGTGCGTTCTTCTGCCTGCGCTGTCACCCCCGGAATGATCAGTCCATTGATCAACTCCGGCACCGTATCTTCGGGGTCCAGCCGACACTGAAAGGCAACCTGCTCCAGCGTCAGCACGGGTTCACCGATGTAAGCGATCCGGCGAGCCATGCTTATGGCTTCGCTTCGGGATCGGCGTCCGGATCCGCATCAAGATCTTCCTTTTCCTCGGCCTTGGCCGGTGGAGTGGAGGGTTTGTTCGGCGCCGATTCCAGCTTGTTGGACGCCTTGCGCCCTTTCTTGAACAGCTCTGCGACTTCGGCGTCGACCAGATCCTGTGCTTTCGTAGCCTCGAATCCAGCGGTTTCGCCCACACCGTAGCCGCGCCACGATTTTAGAAACGTGACGATGGTGGATTTGCTCATAGTTAGTCCCTCGTGAACACGGCCCCGAGAACCGGGGCCGTTGATTACATGCCTGCGCCCCACTTAACCCCGATACCAACCACCACGATCTCTACGTGGCGAGGGCCGAAGTCATGTTTGGCGATGACCCGGATCAACGTCTGATCACGCTGGAACGCGCTGACGATGTTGCCATTACCGTCCTTGTATGAGGCTTCCTTGCTGATATCGATAACTAGGCTCATGTCCTCAGCGATCATCAAATCGGCGAAGTTGGCGAAGTAGATTTCTGATTCGTCACCGTCTTCGCCCAAGTTGACCGGGATCTGGTTGCTCAGCTTGAACTTGTAACCTTTGAGCAGACCTTGGTCGATCTCTGGATAAGCCTTGTTGCCATTACCATCGCGCAGGGATTGCAGCCAGCGGATAGTGCGAGGCGCCATGATCCAGCCGCAGGCCTGCATCTGCACGTTGGCAGTCTCAACACGCAGCATCATGCCGCCCAGGAACAAATCGATTTTTTCCAAGGTGATGTTGGCAACAGCGGGTGCCGTAACGATGTTCTGCGGCAATGCCCAGTAACGCAGCCCTTTCGGCGCGAGGCCGTTGTCGCCGTCCGAGCGAATGAAGTGCAGATCCTCGGACAGCCCCATGCTCACGGTCAGATCATTAGCCACTAACTGGTCAACCCTTGGGCTAACACCCGCCATACGCAACAGGTCATTCGATACAGGGACCATGGCCGCCGCTTTCTTCGCCGACAGTTTGGTGTCATCGAACGTCATACCGGTCAGCGGGATGTCGGTTTCGGTACCGATGTAGCTCACGACGGTGTTACCACTGATACGCGGCATCGTGAGGTTGCCGTTGTTCAAGGGCGGGGTCATCACACCCATGCTGCGCATGATCGAAGTTGGCCGCAGCGACTCGATCACTTCCGATGCGAAGTTCTCGGGCACGAGCACCCCACCCGCACCTGGGGTCACCGTAGACAGCGCCATTGCAATGTCACCGCCATAGCCTCCGGTCTTCGCCAGTTCTGCTGCCTGATGTTGGTTGCCCTGCGCTGCAGCGAGCAACCGGACCATCTGCGCCATCTTTGCTCCAGCAACGGGCTTGGCCGCGTAAGGCCCCTCAA